AGCAGGCGAGCTATGCGTAAAGCCTTAACCATGTTAAAAAAAGAAGCAAAGCAAAACGCTCCTATAAGAAGTGGTCAGCTAAAAAAATCTTTAATGACAAAAGTAAGATTATGGGGCAATGGAGAATTAACAGGCATGGTATTTGCAAAAGGTGGCAAACAAAAACGATCTGCGCCACATGCCCACCTAGTAGAATGGGGCTATAAACATACATCTGGCGTACAAGTTTCAGGCTCGAGATTTATGACCAGAACATTCGAGGCGCATAAATCAGAGGTAATACATAAATTTAAAATTGAACTCTTAAAAGAGATAGAGAAGTTAAGCAAATGAGCCTAGAGAAAGCAGTACGAGCAATTCTAATAGCAGATGGCACAACAACCGGTCTAGTATCATCTCGAATATATCCACAGCGTAGACCACAAGGGACATCATTGCCGGCCATTGTTTATACCAACGTCTTTAGCCATGAGAATGAGGCACTGGCTACACAATCAGGCATCAGGCGAGCAAGGTTATCCGTAGAGGTGTTAAGCGGTACATACGGTGGCAACAAAACATTAAGAGATGCAGTAGAGTCAGCTCTAATAAATTACACAGGGACAGAAAGCGGTGCTACAATCAAGAGCCTAAGGCTTGAGAGTAGCGTAGACATTGACGAGGAGTTAAATCCAGCATCAGAATTTGGAACATTCAGGACGATAATGGATTTTATAATATGGTATGAATAGGGGATTTTAAATGGCAGCAATTACATCAAATGGGGCAACTTTTAGTATTTCTGGGGGTGCTGTTGCAGATATTATTAGCATCAGCGCACCGAGCGTATCTGTAGCAACTATTGACACTACAAACATCGCAAGCGTTCACCGAAGCTTTATCGCTGGGACAATTGACTCAGGTGAGGTATCACTAGAGGTTAATTACGATCCTAATAGCGATGTCGATTTAGAGGATGCTTGGGACAATACAGCATCAGCAGCACCCGCAGCGGCAGCTATGGTTATTACGTTTAGCGATAGCTCTACATTTTCATTTAGTGGAATCATTACCGGATTCACTGCTAATATTGGAATGGATGCAACTGTAACAGCAAGTTTAACTATTAAAATTACTGGCGCAGTTACGGTAGCAGCTAGTTAATGCTAAACCGCGATGCAATTTTAAAGGCAGATGACTTGCCCAGAGAGCTTGTCAATGTTCCAGAATGGTCTGGCGATGTTTACGTTAGAACTCTTACAGGAACTGAGCGGGACCAATTCGAGCAAGAGTTAGTACAGAACAAAAGCAAGCCTAACCTCGCAAACGTGCGGGCTAGGTTTGCTGTACTGACTATTTGCGATGCTGATGGTGTTAGATTGTTTCAGGCTAAAGATGCAGAGCCGTTAGGCAAAAAATCTGCCTCCGCATTAGATCGAGTGTTTGAAGTAGCCCAACGGTTAAACGGATTCTCATCAGACGATGCCGAGAGCCTAGCAAAAAACTAACTAGCCGTCCTGAGAGGCGGTTTTACTTCCAACTAGCATTAGCACTGGGTATGACAGTTAGAGAATTGCTGGCTCGCGTAGACTCTCGAGAGTTAAGCGAGTGGATGGCTTATTACCAGCTTGATCCGTTTGGCAATGTTAGAGAAGATTTACAAGCCGGCATAGTTGCATCAACGATAGCAAACGTGAACCGAGGCAAAAACGATAAAGCGTTTCAGCCCTCAGACTTTATGCCTTTTATGGAGAAGCCAGAGCAAACAGTGGACGATATGAAGGCTGTTATGGATGCAATAGCGAAGGGACAAGATGGCGACAGTAGGTAATCTATTTATAAATGTTAAAGCTCGTACAGCAGCCTTCGGTAAAAAGATGAAGGGTGTACGAGGGACAATAGGGCGACTAGCAAAAGGCTTTGCAGGCATTGCTAAAAAGGTCGCCTTATTTGGTGCAGCTATGGCAGCAGTCGCATTAGGTGCTATTGTAATGCTCACTAAAAAGGGCTTGGCTGCAGTGGATACAATGGCAAAACTTGCCCAAAACATTGGGGCTTCTGTTAAATCTATTCAGACATTACGGCACATGGCAACCCTTGGGGGGGTGTCTATAGAGAAGATGGACAAAGCAGTGAGCAAGATGACTAGGGGCATCGGTGAATCTGCCGTATTTGGTATTGGCGAGGCTAATGATGCATTTGAGGAATTAGGATTATCTGCCAAGCAATTAGAGCAAGATAGCCCAGATGTAGCATTTGGCAAGATTGCCGATGCTATTAACAACGTGGGCAATAAAGCTAGGCAAGGGATACTAGCCTATAAAGTATTTGGCAGAGCTGGGCAAGAATTAGTAACTACATTAGGCGGTGGATCGGCTGCTGTTGATGCTATGAGCAAAAAGTTAGAGCTTTTAGGCGTAGTTATTGGAGATGAGCAAGCCCAGATGGTCGAGAAGGCTAACGATGCATGGGCAGATATCAAATTAGTATGGGAGGGCTTAGGTAATCAGCTTGCTGTTAACTTTGCACCAATACTAACCATGATTGCTGAAAAATTAAAATCTATGGTTATTAATTTTGGTGGCATGGGCAAGGTAGCCGAGGGTATTGTTAAGGCGTTTATGTATGCTGGAGCTTTAGTCTTAGATGCGATTAAGATTATGAAAATGGGCTGGCAGAGCTTCCAAGCTGCTGTACTTACTGGGTCTGGCATGTTAGTGGAAGGCACTGGGTATGCAGTCGATGCTATTGTTAATATTTGGCACAAGGGGGCAGGACTTATCCAGATTGCAATGGGTGGGGCTATGGACCTAATAGCTCAAGGCTTAGAGATGACAGGTGAAATGTTAGAGGAAGCCGACCACTGGGCAATAAGTGGCGTTGGTAAGATGATGAAATTTGGCGGGCAAGAGGGTCAACGACAAGCCGCTGAAATGGGACTACAGGGCTGGGATGCATTTAGAAAAAATTATGAGAGCAGTGCAGCTGAAACATTAAAGTTAGTGGGGCAAAACCTACAAGACCAAGGCACAGACCATGCCGAGAATGTTTTAGATTTAATCGCTGATGGCTGGGCTGTAGGTAAAGTACCAGACGCATTTAAAAACATGATAGAAAATTCGCTGGGCGAGGGATTCGATAACGCTAAAGGCGAGGGGTTGCTCGAGCTTGAAGCCCCTAGCCTGAAGGGTATTGTTAACAGTTTACAGACTGCTATTGGTGGCTTTAAAATTGAGGGCGATAGAACCGAGAGGATACAGCAGGAACAATTAAGCGTAGAGAAAAGCCAACTTCATGCCCTAGAGCAAATTAGGCAAGAAGTGGCAACAGGTGGCTTAACATGACTATTCAAGTAACAGAAACAGCAGGCTCAAAAAGACTAAGACAGCCAGCAAGCGGAGATAAAACAGCAGAGCGTGAATTTGTCGTATATGACGATGCGGGAATTGTCCCAACAATGGACGATATGCTTAACGCTACTGGCATGCCGAGGCTAAATCAGAGCCACCCAGATAACGCTGGCATCTTTGCAAATGGGTACTCTTTCCAACTCCATTCTGACAGAATAAATACATGGGTTGTAACGTGGTCATATTCTCCCCATGAAGTAGCAGATATTGAGGATGATGAGCCGATTGATGACCCAGCGTCCGATGAATCATTAGCAACTGGCTTTAATGTTGCTATTGGCCAGACGATTATAGACATTTGGAAAAGTGATCCGACAATACCAAGTAACCCTAGCTCACCGGGGGCTACTGATGATATAGGCGGTAACGAGGTACACGAAAAAGGAGTACCAGTATCAATGGCTTTGCCTACTGCCGAGATAACTGTAAGTAGGACGGTATTTGCCCAAAACTTTCAGGCTGGCGGTGCGTTAGTTATGGTAACTAAAAGAAATAGCGCAAGCTGGCTGGGATTCCCTGCTGGCTCTTTATTATTTAAAGGCGTTACAATCAACAGACCAGAGCCATACCGTTTTGAGTTAACATTTAATATTTCATACGATAAGTGGTTTCATTTAAGACAATGCCCAAAGCGCGCAGAAGATGGGAATCCGGAATATGTTTCAACAGCTGACCCTACACTTGACGTATATTTTAGGCAACCATTTCCACTAACTACGAGCTTTGGTTTTATCCCCCAAATATGAGCAACTACCCAACAATTAGTAAAGGCATAGGCAAACTTACGCCTCGCATGTGGGATCGCCTCATGGGTTTGCTTAAATGGTACGAAACTAAGCCAGTTAACGAAACATCGAACCAGCAATTTAAGCGTACCCAATTCCTAGCCAAGATTACAGCATCGGCTGCTATCGGTGGTACGTCTAATAGATATACCTATACATTTACAGAGGTAGTATTAGATACATCTAATGGCTTTGCAGCTCGTACTGGCGGGCAAACAGGCACAACAGCGTTAAATCTTTGCGAGATGTCTAACGATGCTAACAACGTAGCTCCTGCTGTTGATCTAAATGGGACAGCCTACCCTGCTGGGTTCGATATGCGAGCTATTGGCAGTTGTATAGATTCTGTACAGGTTGATGTGGTGGTTATGATGTATAACCTAAGAGATGCAGATGGTAATTTAAGGCAAGTATTTGCGCTTGCTAATTCACATGATGGAACATGCACATGACTGGATTTAGACGAGTAGCAACCTGTAAATGCTGTGGCGTTGATAAGTGTGGGGGTGGTATTCCTTTAGGCTGCACTTCTACAATAAGCAGCTGCCCTGCCACTTATGCTGTTACTTTTGGTCTTTCATCACATACCATAAGGACTAATTGTGGCACATTAGAAAGCCCAGATTGCCAAGATGCTATTGAATATCCAGCTGTAACATTTCCAGCAGTAACAGTAACGCAAAATGCAATTAATAAATGTATATATCAAGGCGTGGAGGTAGATGTTTCTGGCGTTATCGACAGTTGGAATAATACCCCCTGCTCAGGGGGTACAACTAGAACATATAACTGGGATACAATACTGGTCCGTCTAAATAATGGCTGTGCGCACTTAGTAGACAATGGCTTTCTTTGTCCTTGCTGGTATGATGCAGACGCCTCAGACCATTGCAGCCCCCAGATATGCGCTGGCGTTTGTGCTGAGGTATGGTTAAAACTTTCTATAACAACTGGCAGAACGACAACTACCAGCGGATTTAGTTTCTCTGCATGCTTCTTTTCACATTGCACAAACAACTGTACTACCGATTTAGTGCCATGCTACAATAGTTACGGCTCACCCAATACCATAAGGACGACATACAAATGTCCAGACACAACGCCAATGTCTGACGTTTCGCCTTGTATATCTGACGGCAGTAACGGCTGGCAGCTTAGATCATCAGCAGTCTATGGGGGGTTTGTAGATTGTAATGATTATACGAACTCTAGGTCTAGTACCAACTGGGCATGCACAGCGAGCATAGTATGATTAGGTGTAAACATTGGGAAGATTGCGGATTAAGTGGAGGGGGCTGCTGTAGCCTCGGTGTGTACGAGAAGCCTTCAGTGGGCGTATGCCTCACAATTTGCACGCAAAACACGCACAAGCCAAGCAAGGGGCTAGGGGACACTGTGGAGAAGGTGATTAAGGTACTAACTCGAGGCAAGGTTAAGCCCTGTGGACCATGCGAGAAAAGAAAAAAGAAACTAAATAAAATTATGCCGTATGGGGGAAATGATGGCGACTAGGACATGGCAGGGAAATACAGATGGCGACTGGGGAACAGCAAGTAACTGGGTTGAAAACGCTGTCCCGGTTGACGCGGATGACGTTTATATTACAAGCGGTAGCGTATCAATAGATGGCTACGATGCCTCAGCTACTGAATTAACCTCTCTAACAGTAGGCTCGAGCTATACAGGGACAATAGGCAGTAGCGGTACAAAGCTAAAAATTGACGCAACTACGTTTAATTTTGCTGGCGCATCTGATGCTTATATTGATGGCAGCATATTTACTAACTTAATCGTACAAAGTACATCCTCATCGAGTACAGCCCTAAATTTGTCTGACGTAACCATTACTAATCTTAGGGTGTTTGGTGGTTTTGGTACTGTTAGTCTTGCTGGCGATTGCGAAATTACAACCAAGATAGAGCAAATAGGTGCTGATGGGGTAACGCTAAATATTGCAGACGATGCAACAATCGGAGGCTCATGTACGCTAACAGTAGACTCCGGCATATTGCAACTTAATCAAGCTGTGCCAACAATAACAGTATTCGGTGGTTTAGTAGATATCCAGTTAGACTCAGGAACAATCACAACCTTAAATCAATATGGCGGGCGTATTCGCTGGATACCTACAGCAAGCTGCACAATTACAGCGTTAAATATTTACTCGGGCTTGTTTGATTCTAAAGACTCTACCAGCCCTACCTACACGATCACCGATGCCACAGTACATGAGAACGGCACGATTGATGAGCGGTCTGGACTTGAGAATGCAACCTATACCAACCCTGTAAGTATTGAAGGTGGAGAGATACGATACGATAGCGGGCGTAGCGTAACGATTACATAATGTCTACGACTACAACAATCATAGCCAAAAAAGATACCTACCTTAATCAAGGTGCAAGCGGTACAAATTACGATACCTCTACAACATTGAGAGTAGGGCAATATGCAAGCAACAATAGACGGCATGGCTTGCTGATATTTGACACTTCAACACTGAGCAACCCAGCCGATATTGTCAGCGCAACATTAACATTAAAAGAATCCGGTACTTTTGGCTCTAGCACTAGAACCATGAAAGTGTGCAGGTGCAATTTAGATTTTATAACAGCAGAGGCTACATGGGATGATTACATTAGCGGTACAGCGTGGACTGGTGGGGCTGGTGGACAGGGTAACGCTGCATTTACAGAGCCTACCTATAGCAT